CTCGAGCCGATCGTCGAGCAGCGATGCCCGGGCCCGGCGCGATGCCTCCGGCGACGGTTCCGCGCCCTTGATCTCGACCTCGGCGCCCACCAGCCGCGGCCCGAGGCCCATGATGAAGGCCGCGGCCTTGGCAGGCGCAGCCAGAAGCGGCGTGTGAAACACACGCTGCGCGATTTGCGGATGTCGCATGATGTCAGTCCTCGGGCGTCATGGCTGGGCCGCCGTAATGGCCCAGCAGCTTGGCGAAGCTCTCCTGCGCCGGGTGCAGCGTTCCTTCCGGCATGTCGGCGATCTCGCGCGCGATCTGCTCCATGTTGTCGGCGTAGTCCGTGCCGGTCAGCTCGGCCGCCTCTTCCTCCAGCGTCGAAAGCCCAAGCGAAACCCGCATCGCCGCGGCCTGCGCTTCCTTGACGGGATCCACGAACCCCTTGCCCGGCCCGATCCACTTGGCCCGGGCATAGGCGGGCCAGAACGTGTAGAAATCCGGGGCGCGACGGGGCAGACGAATGTATCCATCCATCACCTGCTCCTCGAGCCAGGCCATGAAGAACGGTTGGCAGAAGCCCTGCGCGAAGGCGGTGCGCCGCGCCGTCCAGCCGCGCCAGATCTCGATCATCGCGGCGCGGGCGCTGGAATAATTGACCTTCGACCAGTCGCTCGCCAGCTGCTCGTAACTGATCCCCATGCCTGATGCGATATTGCGCAGCACCGCCGCCTCGAATTCCGCGAACTGCGCCGCCGGGCGCGCAGTGTCGACCATGCCCACCTCGTCGCCGGGATAGAGCGTGCTGACACGCGCGCCACCCATGCGAACCGCGCCGGAGTCGCCGTAGAAGCTCGAGCGCGCCTGCTGGTAGTTGAGGAAGGATTTCGCATCGCCTCCGTCCCCGAACATCTCGTCCATGACTTCCGGGCCCATCGGGCTGCGGATGAAGGCTGCGAGCACGGCGTTGATCACCGCCGCCTGCAGCTCGACGCGCCCGTAATGGTCCTCCATCTTGAGCTTTTCGATGATGGGCGCGAGGCGGCTGATGCCCCGCGTCTGCCCGTCCCGGGTCTTGTCGAAAAAGTGCAGCACCTGCGGACGGCCCGTTGCGCTCTCCCGCCCGATGCGCTTCCAGGTCATGGCGGAAGTGTACGCTGGCCAGCTGGTGTCGAAATGCCCTTGCCGGAAATGGTAGGCCCGCGCCACGCCATCACGGCTGATCTCGACACCGCCGCGCAGCCGCTCCTCGTCGGCAGCCTCGTTCGGATTGCACAGCAGGTCGGGATCCACGACGCGAAGCACGGTCTTCGTCGGGCGCATCTGGCGCCAGTTCACGAGGCCGATGGCCTCCCCGTCGACGATGTAGCTGCGGTACGCCGTGCCGAGCAGCTGCGACATGGTCTGCGACCTGGTCGTGTCGCACAGGCAGCGCGGATCGTCCGCATAGGTGCGCCAGCGCGCCTCGACCGCTTCCTTGAACTCGCGCGCCCATTCCGGCGACAGCCCCAGCGCGCGCCAGTCAGGCTTGAGCAGCGGCCGGAAGTTGGCGCCGATGACGCCGTCGATCTCCTTGGTGACCGCGCCCGCGGCCCAGCCGTTGTTCCGGCCCAGGTCCCGCGCACGCGCCGAGACCCGGTCGCGCCCCGGCAGCACCTCGGCATCGACCGCCGTGTTCGTCGGCAGAAAACCCGACAGCGTATCGATGCCGGTGTCGGCGGCCACATAGGGGGTCGATCCCCCAAACCCCGCATCGCGCAGCCCCTGTTTCTTGCGCGGGATCACCGGCACCTGCAGCCACGACTGCGTCATCAGAACACCACCCGGCGCGACGACGGCCCAGAAGCATTGTCGAGCTTGCGGTTCAGCTGGGCGATGTAGCGGCGCAGCGAACCGGCATTCGCCGGCGTGTATTCCGTCCGGTGCCCGTCGTAGGAGATCACCGTCGCGCTTTGCCCCAACTCGACCAGGTGCAAGGCCTCTTCGGCTTCGGCAAGACGGGTCTGCAACACCGCGGGATCGGTCATTCCTTGGGCCTCAATGCATCTGCCAGCGCCTGCAGCTTGTCGCTGCCGGCGGGCGGTTTCTGTCGGGTCGTCGCGGATGACGCGGGCGCCACCATCAGGCTCGTGTCGAAAAGATCGGGTTGCCGGTCGGGCTGCGCCGCACCGCGCTCGGCCTCGAGCGCGTCCCACTGGTCGTCGGTCATCGACGTCCAGCCACGGCGCATCGCGGCCGCCTCGGCATAGTTCATGTTGTCGAGCGCCTCGTTCCGCCGCGATGGCTCGACGAGATGCCAGGAGCTGGTCAGCACGCCGGCCTTGTTACGCTTCACCACCCGGTGCTCGGCGGTGACCATCCGGTAATACTCGTCGCCCAGCCCCAGCGCGAACTGGACGTAGCCGCGCTTTTCCGGGTCGTCGTTGCGCAGATGGTTGTAAAACGTGCCCTTGAGCGACGAGACGTTGAGCGTGAAGGCGCGCTTCTGGCGCTTCTTCACCTTGCCGTCCCTGCGCCGGTCGAGCTTCTGCAGCGCCATCAGCGGCCCGGTCTCGGTATTGCCGCCGCGCACGATAATGACCCGGCTCCAGGGATGCGTCTTCGCCCAGCTCCAAACGTCGTCGGTATAGGCGTTGCCATCGATCGCCAGCGCATCGAGCGGCACCCTCAGACCCAGCTCGGTTTGCCATTCCTGTTTCAGGATGGCGTTCAGCGCGGCCCGTCCCTCGAACGTGCTGATGTGATGCGGGATCACCTTGTAATCGATGACCCAGCGCCGCCGCTGCACCCCGAACGCCACGAACTGCACTTCCATGCGGTCATCCTGGCAATCGACACCGGCGCAGAAGAGAAAGCCGGTCGAGGGCAGAACCCCGAGATCGAGGCGCTCACCCTCCTCCGCCTTTTCGGTCCTGTCCCGCAACACCTCCCAGTCCGGCGCGTCCGTCGCCAACTCATAGGGCAGCCCCAGGACGTCGTTCCAGAAGACCTGCTCCTTCGCCGCGCTGATCGGCTTTTCCGTCGCGGGCGCCGAGGCCTTGCCTTTCGACTTCGCTCCAGGCTCGGGCGCGCCCTCGCTTCGGATGTTCCCGTCGATGCGGGTCCACCCCATGATCTGGGCATACTCGACCGCAATCGAGGCCCAGTCCCGCTGCGGGGCATAGGCCCGCCACAGATGAAAGCCCGGATGATCGCCACGCGGGTTCTGCGCTATCCACCGGCCCGCCGCGACCACACGCTCCTTGAAGGCGTGCGAGATCGAGTCACTGCACTTTTCGCAGGTGAAATGCGCCGCGTGCAGATCCTCCGGGTCGATCGAGGCCCGGAAGTTTTCCCAGGTCAGCGGCTGCTCGAACCCGCAATGCGGACATGGCACATGGTAGAGACGCTGATCGCTGCGCTCGTAGGCGGTGGTGATCCGGCAGGTGCCCTTGATCATCGACGTCGAGACGCGAAGGATCTTCGCATCCTCGAACCCCGACGCCCGGCTTTCGGTCAGCTGCTCCGGATCGCCTTTCTCCGACGGCTCGTACTTGGACAAGTCGTCCATGATGGCGAGCCGACGGCTGGTGCCGGTCAGGTCGGACGGCGACCCGGCCGAGGCGACCTTCAGCGACCCGTTGCGGGTTAGGGTCTCCTGGTTGAACGTGTTGTCCCGGTTCTCGCCCCGCCCGGAGCCGAAGACCTTGATCAGCCCGGCCGCCTGACGGCGCATGGGCATCCACTTGTTGTTGACCCACTCGCTCGCGGCCGATCCGGTCGGATGGACGATCAGCGAATCGAGCGGGCCGTATTCGTGCCAGGCACCCAGCGTCGGCTGGATGATCGACACCGTCTTGCCCCACTGAGCGGAGCCCCTGATCGTCACCTCCCGTGCGGGATGCTCGGGCGACAGCACCTCGTGGATCTCGCGCAGGAACGCGAAACGGGTGATGTCGAACGGACCCGGCATCGGGCTGCGCGCGTCGAACACGATATTCTCTTCGCACCAGCGCGTGATGTCCGGCGGCGCGGGAGGATCGTAGGCCTCCGCGATCGCCGCGGCGACGATGCCGGCGGCCGGCGAAAGAAACCCCATCAGACGTCTCGCTCCTGCTCCTCGTCCGACATTTCGGCAGCCTCGGCCTCGGCCGACTTGGCATCGCGGCGCTTTTCGCGGTAGGCGCGCCAGGTCGCCTTCAGCGTTGCATGCACGGCCCGGAAGTCCAGGCCGTTCTCGTCGGCGATGGCGCGGGCGCCCGCGCGCAGCACCTGGCTTTCGATCGTGGCGATCTCCTGTGCCATTTGCCCGGCCACCTCGTTGGCAACCGCGCTCGCCAGCACATAGGTGCCTTCCTTCACCGCGATCCGCAGCTCGGCCTCGCGCGCGGTGGCGAGCGCGGTGCGCGTGCGCGCCAGCTCGTATTCCGTCGGCGCAGTCTCGGCCGGCGCCGGCTTCGAATCGGGCTTCGGTTCTGCCGGACGCACGGCGTCGGGATTGCTTGCCTGGATCGCCTTCACCGCCGTCTGCGTCTTCGCTCCGTTCCCGAGCCTCTGTCCCGGGTCGAGCCTGCGCCCGAGCGCTTCGGCCACCTTCGGCAGATCAAAGCGCCGGGCCCGGCCTTCGCCCTGGTAGCAGCCAGCCAGGCGCCCGTCGGACACAAGCTGGCTGATCCGGGCCTTCGTCAGCTGCAGAGCGGCGGCGGTCTCGGTGAGGTTCAGCTGCTGCATTCCGTTCTCCCGACCAGCGCTCCGCTCGATCCCGTTAAGCTCCCCATGCCCGTGCTAAACGACTTTCGTTTAGGCTTTCCTTTTCGTTAAGCATTTAAAAACACATGCGCTTAGCCGCCCCGTATACGCGCAGACCCCAGGAAGGACCCATGGATTTTGGGGGGAGGCCGGGATTGCGCCAGAGACAATGGCCCAAACGGGATGCGCCCGAAGCGGGATCTCCGCTCCGGGCGCAATTCGGTCGAGGGCAATATGTCAACGGGGGCAGATTTTCGTCAAGAGGTTTTTTCCCAGGGCTTGCGCGGCGGCATCTGGTCCGTGACGTCGAAAGCGCTCAATCCACCATAGATTTTAAAGGTTTGCCGAAGCTCGAGCAGCGCGCCCCACCACTGCAAATAGTCGCGCCGCTGACGAGCCGCGCGTGCCGAGACTGTTGCAGGGTCGTGAAGAATACGCACCGGGCAATAATGCACCGCATCCCATACCCGGACACCTTTGCGGGTCAAGCGGGGCTGAGCCCGCCAACCCTGTTCGCCCAGAGCGGCTGCGTCGGCAATCGCTGCGCGGGTGCCGTGCTGGTTGGTACTCGTGGCGCACGGGATGATCTGCGGCGGCGGATTGTAGGCCCAATCCGGTGTTCGGCCGGCCCGCGCCAGCTCTGCGATCCGGACCGCCATGGGGCGGCCACCGTATGCCTCGGGGAGCGCCGACACCGCAGATGCCACGATGTCGGCATCGGGATGCGGCTCCGACCGGCCGCCGCCATCGACCCTGCAGCCGATCCTGGCGCGTTCGATCATCACATATTCCATCCCGTAGTTGCGCGCGCCGGTCTCGGTGCCGATCTCGTCGAAGTCGATCGAGGCACATTCCCGCGCGAACGCCCAGTGCAGAAGCTGTTCGATGCTGACCGGCCGCCTTTGGCTTTTCATTGGGCGGACCTGTGTCGGCTGTAGCTGGTTGCCCTGCCTCATAGCTCATTAACTCCTATATTTAGTGGCTCGTCTCTTCTCGAAGGAAAGATGTTGATTGATCGAGTGTAAGGGGACGGCCTGACCGGCCCGAGTGAACAGAGCACGGCCTGAAACAAGCAAAAGCGTCCTGACCGTAACCCATTGAAATCCAAGGGCGCAGAAGGCGGATCACGGCCCGAACGGCCTGAACGGCGTGAAATGCCGGGTAACGCATGAAGCCCCTTCTTTCCCCCGAACCCCCACTGATCGCGCGCGCATGCGTTACCTCGCATCTCGGGCCGTTCGGGCCGTTCAGGCCGGGCGCGGCTCGCAACCCTCTGATTTCGCGCGTATTCCCCCGGACCCCCGTCCCAACAGTCGAGCCGTCGCAGGCACGTCTCTGGCCGGTCGGGCCGGTCTGAATTCCGAAGGAAGGCAAGGGGGTGCGGGGTGCGGGGCGACGCGAGGCGCCGGGTTGCACCCCGGCCGGTCATGGATCGGACCTGTCGAGCGGCAGGCTCGCCAGCCAGGCGTTCACCTCAGCGGCCGTGATGGTGCAGAGGTCGGCGCGCACCCGACGGGGCGCCTGGGCCGCGGCATGCTGCGCATCCCAGAAGGCCGATCGGGCGCGGGCCAAAAGGTCAATGCAGGCGCCCTTGGTCGCCGGCCGATGGTCGAGATCGAGAAAGCCGTCGGCTTTCGCCAGAGCGAGGTAACGGTCCAGCTCCGCCCGCGGCGCGTTTGAAAGGCCGAACGACCGGCACCAAATGGGAGTGGGCTGCGTCATACGAACCCCCCGTCATCGCCGCTGCCGCTCAGACGGCCGGGAGCGCACGGGCGTCCCTTGGTGTCGCGCGGGGCGTTGTCGAAGGTCCGCCGGAAGGTGTCGACGAAGCGGATGCCCCGATAGCCCGTCGCATCGCGCTTGCCGGTGCCATAGGTCTTGCCGGTGCGGGCGTCGCGGTATCGATCGACCAGCCCCTTGAACTTGAGCGACACGGTGCGCTCGCCCCACATCCCCTCCCCGCGCAGATCGAGCCAGAGGTTGAATCCCTGGATGATCTCGCGGGCATAGAGGAAATCGTCGGGATCGCCGGTGACCAGGCAGGCGTCTGCGAGGAAGCTGCCGACCGGATCGCTGTCGGCGCGGTAATCCTTGGTGGCGTCCAGGACCTGCTGCGGCTCCTGCAGGCCGCCCTCGAGATAGGACACCAGCCCTTCGATCAGCCAGTTGAGGATGCCGGACCGCTCCTGCCAGAGCTTCTCGCCCAGCTTCTCGTCGCGCTCTTCGGCCGGGATCTGCACGTCGAAGGGCACCATCAGCACCCGGCGCCAGATCCCGTCATCAGTTCCGCGGATTTGGGGCTTGTGGTTGCCGGACATGGTCAGCTTGAAGAACGGGCTGAACTCGATGAAATCGGCGTGCAGCTGGCGCGCAAGGATCGGCTCGCCGCCGGTCAGTTCCTTGATCAGGCCCTCCTGCAGGCGCTCGCCCTCGTCCGGCTCCGAAGCCCGGACAAA